CAGTCGACCTGATGCGGCAAAAACCAGTCAGGACAATCTGACTCCGGCACAAATCCATCCATTACCACAGGCGGCATTTTAGACCGCAAGAAATCCTGATAATCCACAGCGCCCCCCCCCCTCTCAGTGTGTGTAACCAAAAACCCGCCGCCAAAATATCCCAGCCCCAACAATAGCCGCCACAATCAACGCCGGAACCACAGACGGCTCTGGCACATAGGTGCCGCGAGCGCTGCCGCCGTAACTGCTCGTTGCTGTGGTGCCGCTCGATGTCGTCAACGCACCACCAGTACCGCCAACCGGACCTGCCCAGATAATCGACTGAGTCAGAGACGTGTTTTCGACCGAGAGCCATGATCGCCCCGTAGGAAGATACACCGACAGACCGGACCACGCACTGCGGATTACTCCGGAATAGATGAGCGTCTGCCGCTGCCCCGGTGTGCTGTCCAGCCACAAGGCGATATTGACGCCGCTTCCAGGCGACATGAACCCCTGACCAAGATTCAGCGACAACTGCTCCAGCCGTGCCGCTTGTGTCAGGTCAATTGCTTGGCTGCGAATCTGGCCCGGCTGAATCTGGTTGAACGCAGCAGACAGCATACCGCCATCAACGCTGCAAGGTGCCTGTGTCCACAACAGCACGTCCGCCTGTGCTGTCGATGTCATCGCGACAATGGAAAGCCAAAACAGCCGCTGGACCAGCCAATCAACCAACGATGAAAAAAACCGCATTGTGTGTCCCCTTTATGTGTGTGTGTAAAACCTCAAATCAATTCCGCTGCCTGTTCTGCCACCGCTCGGATAGCCTCCAGCATGCCAGACAACTTTTCCGGAATCTGCTTCGCTCGCTGTTGGCAAACCGTGTCCCGCAGTGAGTCGTTCTCGTCCTTAAACATATCCACCTCCTCTTTACATCGCGCCAACTGCTCGCTGACTGCATCCCGTTCGGCCCGCAATTGCACAACCTCTGCCCGCGACTCTGTTCGCTCGCGTTCTGCCGCGTCCCGCTCGGCAATAATCACGCTTCTGGCTGCTAGTTGCAACCTGACATCTGCGAGTGCCGCGTCCCGCTCGGCCGTCATCTGCTGCAATTGCTTCTTGATCGCGTCGTGCCCAATTTGCCACTGACTCAACTGCACCTGCAGACTGTCCTTTTTGGCGTTTATCGCGTTGAGCTCAATCCGCCACTCCTTGCACAACCGCTCGAAGTTATTGCGGGATGCCGTCATCTCCGCCAACTGCTCAATCAACGCCGCCGCGTTATCGCTATTGGTGTTCGCCGATTCTTTGGCCGCAAGGTATTCCACTCGCAGCGATTCCAATTGCGATACAGCTTTATCACGCTCCTCAATTGCTTTTCGCAGATTGTCGGTCACTCGCAGGTTCTGCACGTCCAACTGATCGTGTTTTTTCCGCACATCAGTCAGCTCGACCAGTAATTCTGCGACCTGCTGTGATGCCTCGTCCTGTTCCGCTTCACTCATTGCCCTGTCCTTTCAAGTAGTGTTGTGTCAGAAAGCCCCCGCCAGACGATCCAGCGGGGGAAGTAAATCAATCGACCAGTCGCACAACTGTCGTTGCCCGCTCTGGGTAGGTCTCTGCGTCATGCACAATCGCATCGTATAGCGTCGGCAGGATCTCGCGTGTATACTGGCAACGCTCCCAGATCTCGTAGAGGTACGCACAGTTGTCCCAAGCGTCAAGCAGATCCTCGACGACGTCCTGTCGCTCACGCAGACGATTCCAAGCCCGCAGGATCTCAGAGGCTAATTCGCGTCGTGCTGAGATGCCAGACTGGCCACGCAGGTCAAGGATATAGTCAGTGCCAATCTTACGACTGACGACCGACGCCCCGCCAAATCCGGGATTGCTCAGATATGCCTCAGCTGTCTCACGCATTGGCGACCAGCACGACCATTCGCCGGTATAGCCGTTGCAGGCTCGGTAGATTGTTGTGCTGGCGTCAATTGCGGTGAGAGTTGCCATTGTCCTGATCCCTTGTGTGTGTTGCTGTTGTGTTTGTGTTGTCCCCGTCAGACTTGTGTTGTCTGATGGGGGAAGTGTAGTTTCGTTATCGGAAATTGCAAGCCCGATTCCACACAATTTCTGTAACAAAAAACCAAATTGCTGAAAACCCAGTGTTTTTACACGTCAATCCGGATCGAACCACAGTCGCAAAGCGATGTCTGCTGGCACGATTGCTGCCATCACGCACGCAACCAATTCCAGAAACTCAATCCAGCCCATTGCAGCACTCCCTGCAAAATTCATTCACTGACCACCACAGCCGCACGCATTGCCAGACTGACCACACCACCACCGGGCAACCTATCGACCACGCCAACTCCAGACAGCGTTCTGCGATGTCACCGCTCATTTTGCACACCTCAACGCTTGTTCTGATTGTATTTCGGAATTTGTAAGCAGCCTGTATTGTAGCATCAAATTAGATAACTCAGCCGCTGGCCCGTTGTATACACCGCCCAGTCTTCGAGCTTCAAAAATCAATCCACGCATAGCCGCTAGCAGATCTGCTGGTACTTCAATTTCTTGCACAATCAACCTCCTTAAAACGGTACCCAATCCTCATCCATTTCCGCCGGTCCTGTCACCTCGACAGGCTCGACCATAGTTTCCGGAATCTCGTCGTCGAATTCCACCCGGACAATCTTCTGCCACTTGCCTTCAGGCACTACCCACAGCCGCGAAGCCTGTCGACATGCTCCGCGGTGCATCATCAGCAACGCTTTCACAACGGCATCCGGTACCGGTTGCACGCTTCGGCATTGCCACCAGCCGACGGCTTTCTGTCGCGCGAAACCCTCGTGCTCAACACACACCCACTCACGCACAACGGTTGCCGTCAGATTGCCATCGCCACGACTCTCCGGATAGCAGTTGTAGGTGATGCAAAGAGTCGGCACCGCGTCCGGATCTCGCTTCTTTTCGTGGAGATGCCAATCAACCGAGGTCACCACATACAGCTCCGGTTCCGGCTTGCCAGTGATCTTACTTTCGAAGTCTGCTGTGCCCTCATGGTTAAACGGGAACGCCCAGCCGCATTCAGGGCAGAAGGCAGACCGTGCCGCACACTCGATGCTGCATTTGTCACAGACCTTCGTCCCGCCTGCTCCCTCACGCTCGACCGGCTCGCCTTTGGTCCAACCCTTGCCCCCGGTATACCGGCCGTAATCTGGAGAATCCAGACTTCCGTGCCGTGCGATATTGCCCCCGAAGTCCAACACTAGGCAATCTTCTTTGCCCTCTGCTTTTCGCAGTCCTCGCCCAACAATCTGAGCAAACAGCCCTGGCGACATTGTCGCACGCAAAACAGCCAGGGCGTCGATTCTCGGAGCATCAAAACCAGTCGTCAGCACATCGACGTTTACGCACCACCGAAGTGCCCCGTTCCGGAAGTCTGACAGAATCCGGCTGCGTGTCATCGTGTCCGTTTCGCCGGTGACAACTTCGACCGCCTCGCCCGTCATCACCTGGAGTGTAGCCTGAACCTGTTCGGCATGGGCAATGCCAGCACAAAAAACCAGAATCGACCGACGGCCAGCACATGCGTTTACAATCTCACCGCAAGCCGCCAGGACGTTCGAATCACCAGAGAAAACCCGCTCCATTTCAGCCGCAACAAACTCGCCGCCGCGGATTGAAACCCGGCTGGTGTCGACCGTGCCATCAGCAGGTTTGTTTGTCAGCGCGGACAGATACCCTTCCGAAATCAAAGTTCCCGTCATCGACTCGTAGCAGATGCCGCCGAATAGTTTATCCTTCCCAGCAATGCTGCCCTCTCCCGTGCGGAACGGAGTAGCCGTCAAGCCAACAGCAAACAGCCGCTGATTAACTCGCCGCAAGTCCGTCAGGAACTGGCCGTACATGCTTTCCGCATCGCCGGAAATCAAATGGGCTTCGTCGATCAGAATCAGCCCCCTCGCGCCAAAGTCCAGAGCCTTGCGGAAGACCGATTGAATCCCCGCACAAATCACTGCCGAATCAAAGTCATGTCGACGAAGACCCGCCGAATTCAGTCCGACCTGCACGCCTGCCATCGCCGCTATCTTCTCAGCGTTTTGAACGAGCAACTCTTTCCGATGGGCCAGACACAGCACCCTTTGGTTGAACTCCAGAGCCTGCCGAATCAGCATTCCAATCACCACCGATTTCCCGGCCCCTGTCGGCAGTACGATCAACGGATTCCCTCGCCCTGATGCCATCCATTCCCACGCCGCATGATTTGCCGCGTCCTGATAATATCTCGCCTGCACCTGTATCCCTTTCTGCAAAAAACAGCCCGGCAGTGTGTGACCACTGCCGGGAATGATTATCGAAGTCTGACAGAACCAACTATGCGAACGGATTCGGCTTCGATGTCTGACCGCTGAACCCGTCAGGGCTTGCGGTTGCTGTCACCGTGACAGGAGCCACAACGCCAGTCTGTTTCGGCTTGTAGCCCTTCACCTCGTTCCGCAGTTTGCCCTGGTACTCTGACACATCCACAACCGCCGTCAGTGTCCTGTTGTGCAGGTCATCGCTGTTGCGAGGCGTCAACACATTCACCGCCCGACAAATAGCCGACAGCGTGCCCTGTGCAATCTTCGTCGCCTTTTCGGACTTGTTCCACAGATTCAACCGATCATACAGCTTCTTGCCCTTGAACGGCCCCTCCACAACCTGAAGCACCATGTTCAGCAGATGCCCATCGCCCTTCGCTGTCGGCTTACTTTCTGACTCCACGATAATCACCTGATACTCGCCCTTCGGCACCGCCGATGCTGGCTCGTTCGGTTCAACTTTTGCCGCATCAAAACCCATCAAATCAGCCATTGGTCACCTCCGTTTTTTTGCTTGAACCATCAACCACAATGCCACCGATATTTTCCGCCGGAGCAGCTTGTGTGAAATACTGAGCATACGCAGCCCATGAAAAGTCGATCGTCTCAGGCATTGTCAGCCTGTTTTTCGCCAACGCTCCCGGCGTCTCTGTGCAGCGTATCAGACGTTCGCCAGATCCTCCGGCGATTATCCGCTCTTTACCGAAGCCTTCGTCCTGCTTTCGAGTGTGAACACGATAGGACGCAAACAGCACTTCATCGCACCATTCCTGAAGCGTTGCCGCTGCCGTCTCATGCAATGCAGGCTGATACCGGTCGTAAGAATCCGTCATCGGATCGGTGTACTTTTTGACGGCTGTGTGGGCCAGCAAAATCACACCCAGTTTCCGCTCAGCCTCAGTCCGCAGCCAGTCCAGCATTGTCAGGATTTTGTCCCAATATGCCATCGCTGATTTGTAGCCCGCACCATAGCCGATGTCCCCGATCGTCGCCTTCCCGGCTTCACGCGCCACCTCGGCATGAATCAAACCCTCAAGCCAGTCCACGCTGTCAATCGCTACCCACCTGAAATCGTGCTTTTGCGTGGCAAGAAATGTCAACGCTTCCATCACCTGCTCAAGCCGGATCAGGTGTTCCGTTTTGGCCACGTCGATGTCGTTCAATCCGTCCTCCAGATTGAGAAACAAAACGTCCGGAGCCTGTGCAGCCCACGACGATTTCCCGATGCCATGCGTGCCGTACAACAGCACCCTTCGCGGTACGATCTTCTTGCCTCGTGTAATCTTCACGGCGTGTAATCCCCTTCTGTTGTGTCGGTAACAAAAACCACCGTGGAGCCCTGCTGGCCCCACACTTTTCGCACAATCAATTCCCAAACGACTGCATCATCTGGCCAGCACTCACTCAAGCCGTCGAGTATCGCTTTTGCGATATTATCGCTGTCTGGCTTTTGCGTGTGTGGCTGGCCATCATGCTTCAGCTTTTTCGCTTTCGTCCAACTTTTGGGCATTTCGAAAACGCATCCAATTGTGACCCGGACCGGCCCTTCCAGCTTTGGCTTATTCGCTGACAATTTTGCGGTGATACTCCGGTAAACAACACCAGGAGACTTCTGCGGAACATAGTGCCTGACGCCCCATTTTGTTCGAACGCTACGTGCCCTCGGCATTCCCGCAGGCTGACCGAAGATTGTGATGTTCCACGTCGTCATGCTGTCGCGTCCTCCAGTGCTTCGCGAACCATTCCACGCCAATCGACGTCGCCCTGCATCTGCAACAGCTCACGCAGTGCAGACTGAAGTTCCTCGAACCTTCTCAGCCTGTCGCCGACTGACAAAACAAGTGGTTTTCGCTCTTCTTCGACCTGAGTATTCAACGGCAGAATATCGGCCTCGATTGCCGCCTCTGTCGCGGACAATTCCGCCTCATGATTGTCCCACATTTTGCGGACACGTTCGATGAGACTTTGTTTGGCTTCTGCTGCCTGTCGATCCTGTTCGACCTTTGCTGCAGCCGCTTCTGTGCGGTTTCTTTCCGCAAGTAACTCCGCAATGCTTTCTGCTTCAACTCGTCGCCTCTCGACTAATGCCTCAGCCTCTCGGCGGTCGCTCTCTGCTTTCGCACGTCGCAGTTCTTCCAGTTCCGCACGTTCCGCTGCTCGCTGTGCTTCTTCCTGTCGTCTGGCGTTCTCTGCTTTCAACCGCTCGAAGGTAAACGACGTCCATTCCAGCGCTGTCAGTGACCCCGCTTCGCTCTCCGGAAACACCCCGGCATTCTCCGGCCATGACATTCGCCGAACCGCCACACGTTCGACTCGCTCGGCCTCCGCTGCCTGCCGTTGCTGCTCTTCGTACAACGCTTCCTGATGCTTCAAGTGAATCTCAACCGGCTCAATGATGCTGCCGATTTCCTTCGCGACTGCGTTGACGGTGTCGATCCATTTCTTCGCTTCTTCGTTCAACAGCTTTCGCCGCTTGTCGATGCTGGTCCGCAACTTCACGACGGCTTTCCGGCCCTCGACGACTTTCTTCAGGCCATGCACTTCAACCGTCAATTCTTTCAGCGGTCGCACCGTTGCCAGTGCATCAGCCTTGACCTGATGCAACTCTGTCAACTGCTGTTCCCTCGATGTTTCCACCACTGGAGTTTCAGCCTGTTCCACGATTCCGAATGCGTCTTCAATGTCGTTCATTCTACTGTCCCTTTCTGTTGTGTTTTTGACTTATCAAACAACTCACTACGCAACACTTTCACCCCATTTGGGGCGTGAATCGCAATCCGAAACGTCGAGCCGTCTTTTGAGACGACTTTCACGCGGATGTCGTCACCTATGCAAATTTCTTCTAAAGCCTTTCGGCCCAATACCAACCAGCCTGATTGATCAGTCATAATTTCACCCCATGCCCGCCAACGCCCGTCAGTGCTTCCATGTTGCACACCGGGATTTCCCAAGCGGCGTACCGGCCTGCCGATCGTCGCTCGTGCTCCTCCGGTGACCATCCTCGGCGAATCTCCGCAGCCCGTTCCGCAATCTCAGCGGGTGTGGGATCAGTGATGCGAAGTGACACCAATTCCCGCCGCATCTGCCAGACGCTCCGGCCTGTCAGATTGTCCTCGACCATCAGTGCGATGTCCTCACCCTGTTGCGGCGTGACCGGTCTTGCCCAACGCCACTCACTCACCGGCTCGCCGTCTGGCGTATCTGCCAAGACTGTCACCCGCGTTTTTCCATCGTGCATAATTCCGACCACATAGCCGCAAGCCCACGTCGCTTCAGGCCTGCCGTCCTTCTCGGCTGATGCCAGCACATAGTCGCCAATTTGTGTGTCGTTCACTTCTATCTTCCCTTTCTGTTGTGTCAAAAACACCCCGCACAGCCGCATGATGCAGCGTAAAGGATCAGCTTACCAGTCAGCACCTTGCCGACATTGCACGCTATCCATGTGCTGTGTGCGGGGAGTGTTGTACCTTACCGTGCCATACCCCGCTCGACCGCTGTCAGAATCGCCGCCTGTCGTGTCGGCCCGATCTTGTCAAGCCGATCCATCAGCGGCTTCGGGATGCGGACCAGACAGGTCACTGCATCCGGCTTGTGTTTACGCGGTCTTCCGACCTTTTGGGTTGTCATTGAAATCATCCTGATTGTGTTGTGAAAATTGCCCGTCAGTCTACGCACATTGCCACCTGCATTGCGCCCGCTGCCGCCAGTAGCATGACCTCGCGTTTGTTGTCGCGATCCAATAACACGCCATCAAATTCGGTACGTAACTCCCACACCCCATTTTCTTTGTAAATCTCCATCCTGTCCCCATCAGCCAGATCTGCCACGTACTTTTGACCTTCGACCCGGAATTCCGTTGTGTGCTCAATCAACCCGGTTGCGGTCAGGATTGTTGTCTTGATTTTTGTTGGTTGCATTGTGTGTTCCCCTTGTGTGAAAGATTGAAAAGAGTCATCCCGAATGGCACTCAATACACCCTGCGTTCATATGCCCGGATTGCCGAAGTGAGACCTCTGTGTTTTCCTGGCGTCGCCGTTGCCCACAGCTTCTGCCCGTTGTAACAAGTCGCAGAGCATTCCTTAACCGCCTGCTCGGCTGACTCAGTGTCGACGATTTCGACGATCTCACTGTAACCTGACTCAAAGTCGTTTTTCGGGTTTCGCTCCGCCCGCATTGCGGACTGGTTTGCTGCGTTGAAGCCGTTGCGAATGACGTAGTATGTGTTCATTGTGTGTCCTGTGTGCAAGATTGAAAATGAACCCCCGCCGGCTGACGGGGGGAAGTGTTGTCTATTTGCCCAGTCGAATCGCCAGCCACTTATCGCTATCAAAACCCCCGCCAGCCAGTCTGGCGGGGATGTCGTTTTGTTTGTCAGCCCTGCGCCTTGGTTTCTGCCACCACCTGACGCCACTGTGCGATGCTCAGCCCCACACCACGGAACATTCTCCGCAGCATCTGTGCGTCCTTTTCGTCGTTACCGGTCAACCACGGCTGGATCATGTTTCGCACTGCGTCGGTCGTCATCGTTCGCCCCCTGTGTGTGTTGTGTTGTGTGTGTCAGACTCGTGTCTGATGAGTGAAGTATAATTTCATTATCGGAAATTGCAAGGGCTGTTCTGAATAATTTCTGAAAATAAAATCCCCCCGGTTTCCCGGGGGAATTTGGTCTGCCTCAGACCGCCGCAACCTGCAATGTTTCCCAGACGTTATCGGACAGCTTTCGATATTGCCCTTCGCCCATTATGGTGTCATAGGCGGTTTCCATCGGCATTCCGGAACTTACCAGCGTGTTAATACACAGCCCGATGATTGCGTTCCGTGTAGCCTGGTCGTTCTTCATTTCAGCGCCGTTTTCAAACAAGAATTTTGCGGCCCGGTTGAGAAGTTCTGTGTTCATTGTCCTGTCCCCTTGTGTGTGTTGTGTGTCAGACTCGTGTCTGACAGGTGAATCATAATTTCATTATCGGAAATTGCAAGGGCTGAATCTGAACAATTTCAGAAAATAAAATTCCCCCGGGTTTCCCGGGGGAAAGTGTCAGGTTGTTATTTCACGAAATCCACAGCCTGCCCGTCTGATGCAATCACTCGCCACCCCTTGCGGGTTGCCTTCAGCTTACTGCTGTAACCCTTCTCGGTTGCCAGCCAGAGTCGAAAGTCTTCAGCGTGAAACTTTGTGCGTTCGCCCAGGTTGCTGTAAGTGTGAACCAAACTAACGGCGTTCAGGTCGGTTGCGACGATTGCGACTGGGTTGATTGTGTTGAGCATTGTGATTCCCCTTGTGTGTTGTGTTGTGTGTCAGACTCGTGTCTGATGGTAGGAGTATAATTTCATTATCGGAAATTACAAGACTGAATCTGAATAATTTTCGTAACAAAAATACAGGTTGATGAAAACCCAGTGTTTTCACTCGCCTTCCGCCTTCGTTCTCCACGCAATTAAATCATCATACCGGCCTGCAACGCCGCGAAAGTCCTCAATGGTCCAGCCATCAGCGCGGAACCACTCGACAGCTCGTTCGTCCTGAAGATCTTCGACAACGTAAACACCGCCCGGACGCAGGGACCACCACAACGCCCGCACACCTGCAACCTGATCGGGTAGAGTGTGGCTGCCGTCGTCAATAATCAGATCCACCGGGGATTGCTGTCGCAGCCTGTCCCGCAACGGCCCGAAGTCTGGCGAACTCATTCGCACGCAATCCAGCCCCGCAGGCGGATTCTGATCGGCCCCAATAATTCGCCCGCCCGGCGCAACATCCTGCCAGGCTCGAAGACTTGCCCCGTTCAAGACGCCAATCTCAACAACGCTCTGCGGTTGCACGTCTCGCCAAATCCGATCATAGAACGCCCCGTATGTGTGGAGTGTAACCTTATCGCTCCCGTGCCGCCTCAGGGCTTCACTGACCGGCCCTGATTGCTTCTGCAATTTGTGTGCGACATAATCCCCGGACGCCTGCCCCGATGCCGCAATAGCCCGGTCGATTGCCCGCAGGTTGATTGGGATTCTGTTCGCGTCGATCCCGCCACGGCGAACAGCCCGATATCTTCGCAGCGTTGAGCTCGCCGCGTCGCCGTGCCGCACCCAGATCCAGCCGACGTCATTCGAGACAACCCGGAAAGGCCACTGCTTATGGTAGAGCCAGTGCCCCATATCATGCGGGGACCGATTGCCGTCAGTGACGATTGACACAAACTGATTGCCCGGATGCGTCAGCAAATGGGCGGTGCTGCGCCACCAAGTGTAACCGGTCGGCCAGATCAATGCGATTTCGCCGGATGCAGGAGCTGCCCCATAAACCCGCTCGCAAAAGTCGGCTGACAGCACGTCATCGTCGTCAATTCGCGAAACCACCTTACGACCCTGCGGCAGTGCGTAGTCCGCGCCGTACACTTGCCACGTGTCGTGCCAGACCGGGACAACTTCGCAGCCTGTTGCCTGGTACATGCTTAGCCGCGTTTGTGCGTGAGGATCTTTTGGCGACTGTGCGAGATGGATGATCGGCTTCCGCGTCTGATATCGCAGTGCGGGGAAACTTGTGTGCTCTGTGATTGCCAATCGCCGTTGGCTCAAATCCGGATCGGTGAACACGCTCTGAATCACAATGCACTGCGGTACCGTCATTGTCTGACCTTGTGTGTGCTGGGATGTCGTCGTTTGACCACTCGAGCGCCTGCCCGTGCGACTCGCTTAAATGCAGGCTGGTAGCCTACCTCGATTATCTCTGACTGCGTAGGCTCTGGCAACAGGCTTTCCAGAAACTGCCTCATCTGCGGTGTCCAGCAACTGGCAAGGTGATTCATCACACTCGCCCCCGCTGTGACCCGCTGCAATTGTTCGGCGGAATAGTGCTGTTGAATTCGTGCAAAAAACGGATGCACCGAATACGGCCGCCCTCGATAGGTGTTGCCGTAAACGACTTCCCACAGCATACAATTCTGGTGCAAGTCGAAGTCCTCATAGACCTGTCGCAGCTTCGCCTTTTCGACTGTATGCGGTAAGTGTGTCGCGTAATCGTGATTCGACCGCCCACGGTCGCGCAGTGCTCGCATCGTGTTTGATTTTCGGCGCTGCCAACTGTTCGACTCATCTTCACGCCACGGGTAGGCTCTGGCCATCTCCAAATCGTCCCACGTGACCGGCTTCAGCAAATAGATGTCGTCCATCATCCAGACAAAATCAGGGTCGATTTCCGGGTGCGTTGCCATCGTCCACATTTTCGTGAGCATGTCGCGAAAACCGTGATTGCTCGTCATCGGAATGCGTGCTTGCGGTATCACGTGGCCTGTGTACCACGGCGGACGATCACCAACAATTGTGCATTTGACAGGCCCCTGAAAAAACGTCTCGACTGACCGCACCGAAAAGCGGATCTCGTCCCCGTTGGCCCCGCCATGCCAGTACGGCCAGACAAATTGAGTAGCAGATTCACGCCGCTTGATTGTGCCGCATCCGCCACAGGATGCGGGGGCAGGGCGATACGGCCGACTCGACACCTGTGCGGCCAGCCGCTCTGTTTGTGCAAAAAAGTCCGGTTGTCGCGCATACGGGCAACGCTCGCACGTGCTTTCCGCAACGGTCCCAAGGTGCACCAGATCTTTTGTGTTCCAGCAGTCATGCCGCTCGCCGCGTTGCTGGCCTCTGTAGACGCAAGGTTTCATGCTCCGGCCGCCAACAGGGTAACTGATTGCGGAACGCCGCCAGATGTCTGCGGCACGTTGTAGCATGGCTCCCAAAATGGCCGCATCCATCCAGACGACCATTTGCGTTTCGTCTGCTGAACGTCCCAGTGATCGCCGATGAAATCACACTGAATATTTGCCAGGCAATTCACGCCGCTGACGACTGTGCGATTTCCTGCCCCGTACCAAATGTAAGTGCTCTGCGGGTCGAGTGGACGGCCCAGCGAATCACTCTGGCGGTAAAGAAACCTCAACCCGGTTGCGATATGCCATGGCCCGTAATTGTTGCCTTCTCCCTGCAGCGCGAAGTTATGCGGGCAAATGTCTTCGCCGCCTCCGGGCAATGGCGACCAGACAATTGCGAAAGCTCTTGCGTGCGGTGTTGGCGCACACCGCTTGTTCGGCGGTTGCGTCTCGTCGTACATGACTGCCCGCTCGTCAGATTCCCAAAAACAGCAGTGCTGTAATTCAGGCAAGTCTGATGCCTGTCGCTTCAGTGTGTACTGCTTCGGCGCTGAATAGAACTGACAGCATGGCCAATTGCTTACAACGCCTGTGCCCGGATCGGTGTAGCTTGACGCCCCGGTGTAGTCAATCTGCAAAGTGAACTGCGTTGGTGCGACACTATCAAGACAGCCTGCACAGCCTGCTGACGGAACAATAACGCTTTCCTGTCCGGGGAAACTCGGAAACGCACTCGGAGGAACGCTGCTGAAATTTGAGTATTCACTGGCGTCGCCGCAATGACAGCCGCATCCAATCAGCATCTCATGGCCCTCCGATACTCATCGACGTTGACCCCGGCGCACAATCCGCAGCGTACAGTTGCCACTCGCCGTCAATCCATTCGGCCTTGCCATAGATGCCGGAATCAATGCTGATATTTTCGAACCGATTGATTATCGTGATTTCTCGCGTCGTGATTTTCAGATCGCCGTTGGTTTTCTTTGCCAGCACTCTGGCCTTCGCTGTGCTGGGGTCTGTGAGGGTATCGACTGCTGCCAATAGGTCTTCCATGAGGATGACCTGGACATTCAACGGCCTCGCAATCTGTGCCCCGTACAGCTTTCGGATAATCGAAAGCACCGAATCAGACAGGCTGTTCAAACCTGCTGCCGTCAATCTCTGGCCCTTCTCGAATCTCTGCGGATTCTTATCGCCGATTGTCATGCTGTCGCCGTCCAAATCGCGTTAAAGTCGAACGTCGCAAACAACGGATCGCTGGAATCAGCCGCAACCGGCTTGTCGTAGTCGGCAGTGTCGTCTCTGTATTGGTGATTCCATCCGTAGACTGTACTGCCTGTCGGAGCATTCCCGCCCTTCGCTCCTGATGTCAAACTCTTCTGCGCCTTTTCCGTAAACCGCATCGACAGCTTTCGCGTTCCGACCTGGCCAGTCAGGCTGATTGTTGTCTGGTCAGAAAGGCCCTCGAAAAGCAGCGTCTCTGGCAAGAATATCTGCGGAGTTCCCGGCAACCGACAGGCCACGCTATTAACGCACCCCTTCGCGTTTGCCAACGTCTGCCACGGAACTGACTGTAACTGATGCCATGCGATTTGATGCGTTGTGACAGCCTCTGGAACGATTGTGTTGTTGTCTGGAGGAAGCAGCGTCGAATCACTCAGCCACTTCATTCCACGCCCCGGAATCGACCGGAATTCAATGTTTGAATCCTGCGAATAATCCGCCCACGTTCCGGACGGAACAAGAGGATCATTTGCTTCCGAAATGTCCCGCTCAAGTGGACTGTAAGTGATTGTGATTTTCGCCAGCGTGCCAGTGTGTGTCAATTGCTGCGTGTTCGGATCGGTGACAGTGACGACGTCAGGGCAATTTGTCATCCGCCCGATGTCGAAAGTGTCTGCAATAACGCCCGGCCAATAGCTGGAGTAGCTTGCCGGAAGCCCGAACGGCCCTGATTTGTAATGCTCTGAAACGAAGCTCCATCGGTCATCCCATGCCGTCAAAAATATCCGGGTGAACTGCAGTTCCCCGGACCTGTTGCCGCGTTCTATCGGGCTGTCTTCGTGTTCTGTGAATGCAGGATACGCCATCAGTTTACCCCAGTATTGGAATCATCGGCATTCCGCCGGAAATAGCTCCCAGCATTTGCTGCGCAACGTCCAGTGATTTCTGTTGCAGGTCTTTCTGTTCTTTGGCAATCTTAATCGCTTCAGCAGATCCTGACAGCCGCTCCTGCAGCTTCTGAAACATGGCAGACGCCGAACCTCGTTCAATCGTCTGTGCCTGCATTGCTGCCTGACCGGCTGCCGCTGCCACCTGGCCGCCAGCTGCGCCGCCCATGAAATCGACAGGGGCGAATCCTTCCCCCGGAGCTTTCTTTTCTGCCGGCTTCATCCTCTCAGCTTCTCGTTGTGCTCGGACCAGAGCCAGTTCAGCGTTTGCTGCGTCAATCACTGATGTCGTCGCTGATGTATTCGTGGGAGCAGTGAACCCTTGAAATTCCTCGAAGGCTCGCATCGTCGGTTCTGGAATCGTCAGCACCTCATCAGACAGGCCCAACTGAAACGCGATGTTCTCGCCCAGTTGTCTGCTCTTCTGATCCATCTTCGCCCACATGTTTCCGGCCGCGGTCGCAATGTTATCCATTGCAATTTTGCTGTTTGACGTAATCCACGAAAACGCAGCCTGTGCATACTGCGGGATTTCCTCGAACAATGCCGCCCAGATGTTGCCCATGTTTCCAGCAACTGATCCCATCACTACACCGATATCCTGGAATGCGTTTCCGGTTGCAATGAACCACTCTTCCACTGACTGCAGGATTGACGCGAACGCACCGCCAACACCTTCGACGGCTTTGACTGCATCAATCGTCCATGAAAGAAACCGATTCGCGTACGGCAACACCTGCGTTCCCAGTTCAATCGCCAGCATTTCAAGGCTGCTTTGCATCTTTGAAAACATGCCCGTTGTCGACTCTGCAACCTTGGCGTTAAACCCGGCCAAACGACCGCTGCCGGTTGTCAGATCGCTTAACGCCTGCTTGACCATGCTGGTTGTAATCAACCCTTTTTCCATGTCCTTCTTCAGGTCAACAATGGAACGGCCTGTCTTTTCCGCAATAACAGCAAGCGGCGAAAATCCGGCGTTTATCAATTGCAGATTCTCTTGCCCTGTCAGTCTGCCTGCCATCTCAACCTGGGCCATCGCATAGCCCAGGCTTTCCAGCTTGTCAGTAGACCCGCCAGCAACCTCCGTCATCATGCCCAGCATCGAAACGACCTGATTGCCCTCGACTCCCATTCTCATCATCATCGACGATATTTTGGCCAGATCCTGCTGCCCGAAAACCGTCTTCAGGTCGATTTCTCGTAACTGCCCCAGCATGGTGTTTGCTTTGTCGGCTGACCCCAGCAGCACCTCGAATTCCATGCTGGTTTGTTCTGCCGCTGCGGCAAGACTCACAACCTTTGTAGCCATCGCCGTGATCGCAACGCCAGCAAAGGCACCTTTCAGGCCCGTGAATGCGGAGCCAATCGCAGCCAACGCACCGCCGGCTTTCTTTGCCGCGCTCGTCATGCCATCCATGGCCCTTGACGCCTTACCGGCTTCTGAAGTGACCTTGCCCATGCCGTCGGCGCTGAAGATTACCTGTGCTTCCTGAACAACCGCTGCCATTATTTCGCGTCCTGTTTATGCCAGATATCTTCAGGGCACCAACAACCAGAATAAACCAAGGCCTGATACATTGTAAGACGCCCGATTTCCTCAGGCGTCCAACCGTACTTCTCAGCCAATCCCCGAAAGATCGTCGCCCACGGAATCGTTCTTCGCGAAGGCAATGTCACTGCGTCGCTTCCGGGGACTCGGAGTTTCCCAAGATATCTTTCTCTTCGACCGTGTGCATCGCCCGCACGATGCCAGCAATGTCACCATACCACGCGATAAAATTGCAACCTAACTGAATGCCCTTTTCGGCTGGAAGATTCGGCGGGAACTCGTCTGCGTGATGCACGCTCAGGGCTCGCCAGATCGACCACGCCAGACCCCGGAAAGACTTGTCAAATCTTTCTTCGTCTGCCATGGTTGCAATCAATGGACGTGCCGTGATATCTGCAGCAATCTTGTAGGCTTCTGTTCTTACCGCTCTGTCTGTAATCAGATCCAGCCCCTGATATGGATTGCCCATTCTCAGCAGCATTGATTCTTCTTTCGCCGCGTATCCCGCCAGCGTCTGAATCTGCAGTTTGTAAACTCGATTGTCTTTTTCCAGCCGTGCGGTGCGTCCACCACACAGATTGAACAAACCATCCGCCATGATTCACCCTTTCGTTAAACAACGTCCATTGCCGTGCCGCTCGAAGACGGTGCACCCTGCCCGTCAAACTTGTAATCAATTGCAATCGGATCGCCAGAATCGGCGTCAACCGTAATCGACCCGACTTCAGTGATCAGGATCGTACCTGAAATGTAATTGGTCGCGTCGACCAAAAACTGTGCCGCCATCTCGTCGTCGACAACGAACGGCATGGACTCGCCATCATGCAGCATAACCGTAACCGTGCCGCTCCACTCTTTCACCCCTTTGACCGATTTTCGCCAGCCGCCTGTGCTGTTGCTGGCATACTTCCCGGGGTTGCCTGTGATCGTCAATTCCCACTTACCTGTGTGTACCTCAACCGTCGGAGTCGAGCCGGTTTTGAATGACATGTCCTTGCCGGAGAATACGGTACCTGCTGGCATTTCTTAATCCTTAAATTATGGTTTTGCGATACCCGAATAAACGATGCCCATCTTCAGATTGCTGGTGGTGGTAGCCACTCCCAGAACTGTCACAAAGTCGCCGGTTGCCAGATCGGCATACGGTGCAATCCCGCCAGCGTTGACACTGCAGACATAAACCTGCCCGACCGTGAAACCTGCGTTGAATGTCAGGCTCCCGCTGACCGCATACTGCAACGGCTGACCGGCAGAAGCACCATGTAGGGCAATGCCAACGCCTTGACTCGATGCCAAAACGTCTGCGTCCGTTGGCTTCAGTTTCAGGCTGTCTGTTGCGTCCTGATAGACAGGTTGCCCGGCTGTCACTGTCGCACCTGCAATGCCCATGACAACACTCGTCGATGCCGTTCTGAGAACGCTCGCCGCTGTCACCGAAACGTCTGCCATTTCACACTCCTACGTGATTCATTTCCAGGCTGATCTGAGTTGCCCAAACGCCCGTCTGGTCATCCTGATTTGACTCTACCGGCCCAACTGGCCTGCAGCCCGTGATATTCAACCCGGCTCCCTGATAGCTCTTGTCTGACCATGCCGTGATAACTTCTTGTGCCAGATCCTTCGATGCGTCGTAACTAATCGAAAGGCAGGTCACTTTGACGGAGCTTCTCCAGCCTCGTGCTGAATTGGTTCGCCACGCTGGTTCAGATGATATCGTCAACACTACGCAATCATCAAAATAATCGTCTTCGTTTTCGTCGTCTGTCTGATCTTCGCGTTCCTGGATTACCTCAGTTGCGACCCGATACGAAGGCACGATAGCAGACAGGCTTGCTGTCGCTCCCCACCATTCGCTTAACGCCTGATCCAATCCAGTTGCCGCCATTATGTGACCTTCGCTTTTCGCTTCGGTTTTGCTGTCGCTAGTTTCCTTAACTCAGTGCCGATAATCTTCCCGAGGATGTTCATGTTTTTGTCAATCGTCGGCTTCAGAAACGGCCGTTGTTTTGCGTCTGGCCTGAATTCCCACAGTGCCATGTACGGGGCAATTTTCTTGTCAACGAAGACTCTGGATTTTACCTGTTTGCCTTGCCGAAACAACTCCGCTTTGATTGCTGACTGGCCCTTGCCGGTTCTGCGTCTCGGCGGTTCTCCCGGCCTTGACGCCCCTGGATCTTCTGACGTCTCAACAGCAGAAGCACCAACGAGCGAAACATCACCTGTTAACTCTCTTCGCGTCCTCGCTCGTTCTGAGGCCTTCAGCGCCTTTCTCTGTATCCTTTGGCGCTCCAGTTTCTTTTTCTTGCGTGCCTGAATTGCCTTGCGTGCACCTCGCAGTGCCTTGCTCGTATTCTTCTTGCTGGCCTTCGTAAATCTCTTAACAGCCCGGATTGTCTTCTTCGTTCTTCTCGCCAGTGTTCGCCTGGCTTTGTTCGTGCTGACTCTTGTTTGCCGGATTGTTTTTCGTGTTGTCTTTACGATTCGCCTTGCCGCTTTTCGTCGGCCTGACGACAACTTATTCGACGCCTTCCGCACGCTCTTGACAGCTTTCGCCCTGAGCTTTGAATATGCGGTTTTCTTGCGGCGTTTCATGTCTCGTTTGGCTCACTTCGCTGACGTCTTCGACTCGGCTGTTTTCTTTTCACGTACTGCCGACCCACTGCCATCTTCGCCAACTCTTTGACCTTCATCGCTGCCTGCGTTAACGCTTCGGCTGTCGCCTTGTCGATGCCGTCCAGTAGCTCTTTCGTTCTGTCTTTTCGCTTCAACTTAAACATCCGCACGCCTCAAAATCAGGTACGGCAAATCGACCCGATTCAGTGAGGTTTCCAGTCTGTCAATGTAGAAGCTTTCGCCTGCCGCATTGGTGACAGTATCCGCTGAACCGATGTCGGCAACTGACTCCAACATCAGATAAAACTCGCCTTCCATTTTACGCCGCTTGCCGTCTTCCCTGACCACAATTTCAGCAGACGACTGAAACCACTTTCCACGAACGCCCAGCGTATGTTCAGGCGGTCCCGCAGTGCCTGCACCCTTCTTTGATACCATCCACCGCCGTCGGCTGAATCTGACGATGTCATCGAGTTGAAGGTGGCAATACGACCGCTGTAAAGCAGTCTCCGCCGGATCGGTGTACATGACTCGCCATGTCGTTGTGGCGTTGTTCCGTTTGACCTGAAACAGGTTTCCAACCGCCACCGATGTTGTTGCGATTGGCGTCCAGATATGTGCTCGCCGGATCGTCTGTCTGTCTGGTTGTTCAATCAGACGTACCACCCGATCCAGCGTAGCACCGGCAGAATTCGTCCAGCGTGCCCGTTCCCCGAGTTCGTCGGTGTTGAGGATTGCGCAGACGTCTTCTGTCATCTGGTCTCTCAAACTCATCGCGTTGCCTTCGCCTGCTGCACTCGCGTTGCTGTGATGAAATCGCGACTCGCTAAATTCTGAATCATGTTGTCATCGACCTCGTTCACAGTCAGTGTCACCTCGCGCCCGTCAGAGACTTCCAGAAAGCTGCCCGTTGAAAGACGGCTTCGGAAATGCCTCTTATTTGTCTCTTTGTGGCGACCTTCTGCCGCGCTGCCAAGTCCAATCGAATACGTTGTCATTTTTCAATTCCTTACCGCCTAAAAATTGCCCCGGCTGCATGGCGGACACAGCCGGAGCCAAGCCGAATCGTCATTCGGCTTGTTGCTCAATAACTCACGCCAATCAGGTTGTCAGTGTACAGAGAATCGACGTCCACCATGCGAAGTAGCCGACGTTGTAACGAGCCTCTGTCATGAACTTGACGTCCTTTGTCTCCAGATCTTCAATGCCCTTCATCATTCGCGTTAACGGTGCACGCCGCTGGAACACAAACGGCTTCACCGCTTCACCCGTTTTGAACAGGTACAACTTGACGTCGCTCGTCAGGTACGGGCTGGAAACAATCTGCGGACGATCAACGACAACGTTCGAGCTGTTGCTAATCAACTCGCTTTCCAGTGCGTCATACACTAGATCTCGCAACGCAAGCGGAACCAGAAGCGTCAGGTCATTCAGCCGCCCAACCGTTGGTCGGTTGTAGAGTTTGCCCTGATCGTTTTTGAACGCCAGCATCGACCGAATCATCTTTCGAATTGCAGTCTTGACTTCTGCCACCGTTGGCGCGGAAGTGCTGGCGACAGTGCTCGTGATGTCGTTCGATTGGGTTCCGGAGCTCCCCCAAACGTGGTCAGTGTCGTAGAAAAACTGGCCATCGAAGCAGGCTGTGCTTTCGCCCTGCTCAAGCACCGAAAACCACAGCTCATCCGGGTGATGCGCTGCCTCAATTCCAAGCTGCTCAAGCACCGGCCCGTACTGCCCGAGATTGTCGTCTGCCAAGTCTGTTTTCTTAATCAGCAGACTGTTTTCCCAGTGCTTATTGTCCAACACGAAATTGGCCGCCCGCAACTCAGAGAACTGGCGTTCCCCAAGCCACTCACGCATCCCAGGCATATTCCCGATCCACCCGTATTTCTCGCTACTACGAACGCTTGTGGCGTCGTAACAAACTTGCGGGTAAAACGGAGTAGATGCCGTCACCCTGTTGTCGAACTTCGCCGTCAGGTCTCTCAGCTTGATTTGCGCTGATGCAATATCCAGAGCCATCGTCAGATCCTTTCAATCAAAAAACATCAGCCCAGCACGTCAATCATGACGTCCATCTGAGTTGCCGAAACGTAGTTGACCGCCCGGCCAATCCGGGAAGCGCTGGTAGATGTTGCAGTGATAACAAAATTGTCGGTCGCATAGATCAAGTCGCCAGCAGTTGCCTGCGTGAAACTCGATCCAGTCAACCGGAATACGCCCTCGCTGTACAACTCACAAACCTTGTCACCAGCCGACCCGCCGGAGTTGTCACATTGCTGGTAGACAACTCCCGCAAAGGCATTGGCCCCGGCGTTGTCGTCGGTTGTGATGAAGCCCGTCGAAGCGTCCCAGAACGCCAGCGTGTTCTGGTACAGATTGACCGCAGCCGCCTTGCACTGAATGATGTCGCCTGCGTCCTGCATCAACACAACTTGATTCGCTGTTACTGCCATGGTTCAACTCCTCACTTCTGCAAAGACTCAAGGCCATCATCAATCCGACGGCTTCGAATGTACTGCTCTTCTGACACACTCAGAAGACTTCTGTTCTGATTGAATTCCGCTTTGTACTTCGCGTTTGGATCGGCTGGTGGCTCTGGTGCCGCATCCAAAACGCTTCCGCGCTTGCCCATCAGATCTTTCAGCGCCGCCTGAGTTTCGGCAACGCTAAAGCCAGCATCGACGAAAGCGTTAAACTTCTCGCCAACTCCAGCCAAGTCACACAGTGCCCTGATCTTCTTGCAGCGGTCACGCTCAATTGCCGCAAGATCAGCGGTAGGAGTCGCGACAACCACCGGTTCAACCACAGCACTCAAATCAGCCACCGGCGTTTCTGGAACCTCGCTCGGTTGTTCAGTTTCTCCAGGCATGGCCTGTCCTTTACTCGAAAAATATCGGTCCAGAAACGCTGAGATACGACCTCGGACCACATCAGGTTCCGCATCTCCAAAATATGAACTCAGCAAGGCTGTTGCCTGTGCTGGAAGATCTCGTAAGTCGGCATTCAGCGAAAAGAATCCGCCCCGTGTTGCTGCTGGCTCGTCGACAACGTCACCGGCTTTGATTGCAGAAAACCGCATCGGCCACATCGACCGCTCTTCTTTCGACTTTCCAGAATTCAACTTCTCGAATTGTGCCAAGTCGCCACGGTCCAACTTTGTCGCCAGACTCACGCCAAACGATTCAGGATCGCTTTCTGCCAGATCCATGACATAGTTGCCAAGATCACCCTGCGGACTCGTGAAAGCAGCGTCTGCAATGTGCAAATCGCCTCGCAGCGTATCGCCTTCAATTCGCACGTTTTGCCATCGCCCCAAATAGCTGCCCATGCCATCGGCTGACATATTCGGGTGCGTGAATCGGGCTTTCAGCCCGTTTCGGCTTTGGTTCGCGAACTGATACGCCTGATCCAACGTCTTCGCATCAACAGTCCATGGACGCGATTCAGCGTCATTCAAGTCGCCAACCTGCATCAGGGACGCACCAAAAATCACGTTGGCTTTTCGGTCTACCCTAACAGGTCGCTCGGCCGTTGTATCTGTCCGGAAAAATCCCGGATCGGTTGCAGTTTTAAGCTGATGCATTTTGCGTCTCCATTGGTTTTGCGGTTGGCTCTTGTGTTGTGGCTTGCAACCCCAGCCCTGTCCGGATCTTATTCAATCGGGCTTCCATCTGAGCTTTCGCAATCTGCTCACGCTCAATCTGAACCAGTGTCTCATCAAAGTCTCTGCCACGGCTCGCAAGGCTTTCCGTTTGCGTCGTAAGCCCAGCACCGATTGCCAGAATATCCGCGTTGACTTCCTTTTCCGGATCGACCCACGGCCATCCTGGTGGAATCCATGCGTGTTGCAAAAAGTGATCCCGGTTTTCTTCATACTTCACCGGATCAACGCTCAACTTGCCCTGCACTACGCACTGATCAATGAACCTTGCCCACACTTTTCGGTAAACCGATTCGATGTCTAACTGCTGCCAAATACGGAACGTGATTCGCCCGTCAATCAGGGCCAATCTGCCACCGCTAAAATTGTTCGTGAACTGCTTTGCCAGCAATTCGTAAGGATATCGCAACGCTGCCGCTACACCATGCAGTGACCACTCGACATACGGCCCCAGCGTTGTGCCAGGCCTTGCCGGATCGCTGAACTGAATTCCCTCGCCTTCTGCCAGGTATTGAATGCTGCCAGGTGCCAGATCTTCAAGATTGGAACGTGATCGCCCCTGCTCCGCCAGAATCACAGGATCGGTCACACCAGTGACAAACGCCCCATGGCAAGCGGCAACCTGCTCAGCAACCAAATTGGCGTAGACAAATTCTTTCAGGTCTTTCAGTTTTGCCATGGCAGGAGCCATCCACGGAACGCCGCGAAGCTGTCCCGGTGTTTGCTCCTCGTAGCAATGCAGAAGATCATCAAGACTGACCTCTTCTTCTTCCAGACTGTAAGCGTAGCTGTCATTCGGCAATGTCTTCGTGACATACGCTGCAACTGGCTTTCCGCCTGCGTCTAGCTTAATGCCCAGCCTGCGGCGTTCGTTGCCGTTGTTTGTGCCGTAGCTGTAGAGTGGAATGCGTTGCGGGTGAATGACCTGAACCGTCATCGTGACCGGTTTCGTCATGTCGTCATCGTCGGCCATGTGCAGCCACGATTCCCCGAAAATTCCGTTACACCGTTCCAGCATTCGCTGCTTCAAATAGAAGTCCTGATGTTCGGACCACTTGGCAAAAAGCCATTCACTCATGACGCGAAATTCTTCGGCCTGTGCTGGCGTAAGGATGCCACGTTCGGCCTGTACTCGGCATTGTGGGCGAATTCCTGTCCCGATAACGTTGTCAACCCGCCCATTGATTGCAGAAGCGGCGTAAACGTCTGTTCGATACAGATCGCTTGCCCTGTCGATCAGCGTCTCAAGCTCCGATTGAATCGCATCGTTTGCCGTCAGCTTGCTGGCCATCCATCGCTCACCGCGAAGGCGGTCATGGTCGGCCGCTTCCCACGCAGTAAACCGGCTTGCGGCTCGCTCGGACATTGCCACTCGGATCTCGTGGTCGATTCGTGCACGAACTCGACGTGCCGCCAGTGCAGGCGATACGGCGGAGATAACTCGATCAATGCGAGTGAGTCTCTTCGCGAAGTCAACACGTTTTTTAAGACTGTCAGACATTGCGGAACCTCACAAGATTCCTACCGGCTGCAAGGCCGCCGGACGATTGCCTTCGCAGGTCTGAAATTCTGGAATCCAGTTCCGCAAGCCACGAGGATGTCGGTTCTTTTGTTACGACCTGCCCATCGACCGAGTAACTGACTACAGGACTTCCAGACAGCAACGCTCCCTCGACTTTGTCGCGGATTTGCTCGAATAGTGCCAGACGTTCGGAAGCGGATTTTGCCATGACAATCATATTGCCATGTTGTCAGCAAATTGGAACCCGCCGATTCCAATGCTTTGGAAACAACTTAATACTCCCGCCGCACGACAGTCTGAAATCTGTTGCCACATTGACAAGCCCGATACTGTGTGGCGAAACCTCCAGCCGTCGCTGTATGCTGCACGCTCGCGAATCGACCACATGACGGACACAAGCCATGCCCCGGAACCTGATGCCATTGCGTGTAAGCTCGCTTCGTGTAACCCGGTTGCTGTAATGGCTTCATTTCCAACCTTTCACGAACTTCTGAGGCTTTTTGCCTGAAATTACACCGGTTTGAGACTGATTCTCGCTCTTTTTTTCCTGTCGTTTCGCCTCTGATTGTAACACCTCCATGGCCACGAAGGAAAGATAACAGGCGTCCAGAAGGTGGTTTCTGGAAAAGGTCTGAACCCACCGCGTGACATTGCCCTTGCCAATCTCGAAAGCCTGTGTCTCACGCTCGGCCGTCAACTGCTTCGCGACTTCCGCACGCCCTTCCGGCCTGTCCGTGTGTGGTAGTAGCAACGCCGTCGGACTGTCATCGCTGACCGATAACGCCTGGTGCACTCGCCGCTTCCACTGGTCTGCGTTGTTCTGGTATTCCCGGAACCTCTTAACGCCTCTGGTGAACGCGACGTCATGCCACCCGTCACCGATACGGATTGTGGTCTTCGACTTGTCCTTCGGTGCGTAGTAGCTGGCCCCGGCATGTTGCTTAAATCCGAATCCTTTGGCCGTATTCCACAGCTGGTGATCCTCACATGACGCGCGGACCAGATCCGTCTCCCAGCCTGCGTCGATTAGGACCATGTCCACAGACTGATTGCCGCCTGTTTCCATTTCCCACCCGACGTCGAACTTCTCCTGCAGGAGCCTGATCGCGTGCGGAATAGCGTGTTTCAAGTCTGTCAGTTCTCGCTGAATCGGCTCAAATCCGTAGTCAATGCAAAGAGGCTGACCGTTCGCCATCTCAGCGGTGACAAACCAGTCGAGCTGTGCCGCTCGAACGTCGACACCGGCCGCAATCCGCTTCACGCCAGAAGGCACCGTGCCGCGTCGGTATTGGCTCTGTCTGTGCATGATTGTCTTCCAGTCCAACGGCTCGACGTCGCGTTCCTTTGGCCTTGCTGGTAGCGCCCACGTCCATTGCAGCAACTCCTTTTCCGCGTTGTCTGAATTGACCTCGCGTGCACCTCGCCACTCGTCAGCCCCGACGATCCCCGCAGTCACGAAAGTGTTGGTTGCCGCTGAATACCGGAAGCCCATTGTTTTGCTCTGCGGAATCTCTCCAGTGACAGATCCATCCGGAAGGATTATCTGCCCCTTGTGCTTCAATCTGCAATTCTGCAACTGCCTCAGCCTGGTTGTGTCGTTAAATAAAATGCCGCATGACGGGCAAGCCCATAGCGTTTTAGACTCTGCTTCGAACTCGCTGGCGCAGTCCTGCCAACCAATCAGGTTTGACCTGTCTGGACTGATCCAGTCATCGCACGCATGACACGGAAAAACGACCTCACCGGCAGTTCCGTTTTTGAACTCCTGCCAGATCCGGCCATCCTCGATTGTGACCGTCGATTCCAGATAAATCCGTGCCTGACCGCTTGCCCGGTATGCTCTGACACGCCCTTCCATCTGCTTCAGCTTTGTGGCTTCGTCGGAATTTCCGCCGGTCTGATCCAGGTGCGAAACCTCAGTCACCACCAGAACCGGCCCCGTGAATCCAGCTCGCTTTTCGTCACCACCTCCGGCCGTGATGAATTTCAGATTCGCCCCGTTGCTGAACTGAATCAGTTCCGGCGTTCCGCCCGCTGAACCGCCGCCTTTTTTGGGCAGGAAACGTGCGTACTGACTCGCTTCAATCGCTGGCCTGATGTCCAGCTTCCATTTGTCGTTGGCCATATCCATTGACGGAAGGCCAAATAGCACTGTCTGGTTTCGCTCAAATACATGATACAGGATCGGAATCACGACAAAGGCCAGAGTCTTGCCAGACTGTTGTGGGCCTGTGCATGCGTACCGGAACCAATTGCCCTCGTCGACCGCTCGGAAAAACAACCCGTGTGCAGGTTGTCGACTGATCCGGAATCTCTGCCCGATGTACGGGCCATCGGGAAGGATGATTTCCTGTTCGGCGAAGACAGCCATGCCTCGATATCTGGCCTGTCTAGGAGGCGGTTCCAGTTGTCGCGTCGCCCGGAGCAAAAGCATTTTCTTCCAGCCGTTTCCTTAGCGTTGTTAAGATATCCCTGACGTGATTTTCTGCAATCTCAATCGCGCGATCCTGATCCTCACGAGGTAAAGCGGCAACAACCAATCCCGGCAACTGCATGCACAAATCTCTGGTTTCTGAAAGTGCAACTGACGCCCACGCCTCAACCTCTTCGAGCTCAACCATGGTTTTCCGGAGTCTGGCAAGCTCCAGCCGCTCGCCTTCCAATTTAACTCGGCCTCGCTCCAGATCCTGCATGTGCTTTTCGTGTCGCACACCAACTGAGTTTAGACGATCAATCTTCCATTTCACGACCTCGCTTAGATCGTATCCTTCTGGTCCACCTCCCGGCATAGGCGGAGTTTCTGTTCGCCAGTTCTTTACGGTCTGGACAGCATACCCGAAAAACTCAGCCACCTCCGCCAAGGTCTTAACCGACCATTGCGAACGCAACGACTCCTGCGCTCGCGTGTGTGCTTTGTGCTCCAGCAGCAACTCACGCGCAGCCTCAAAATCTTCTGGAGTTTCGGCACTAAGTGCCAAGCTCTTCAAGTAGTCGACGTTTATGCTCAGCAAGGTTCTCTACCGTTACAGGGCCAAGTTCGAGTGAGTGTGTGTGTCGATGCTCCTTGGGCTTTGACGACTCTTCAGCACTGTCGTTTTGTGCTTTCATCTTCAGGATCGTTTCAATGGCCTTCAGCCTTGTCGATGGGCTTTCTTTGTTGCTGACAGCCATTGCCCCTGCTATTTTGGGCAGAACTGACATTAACTGTTCCGGGATGTCCCAATCATGCCGAATGGCCTGCCGGATCATCTGCAGGTCGCCGCGGGTGTGCTTTGGGTCAGTCAGGAGTTCGGTTGTCATTGTGTTATGTCCTTGCTGGCAATAGCCACTGATCAATTACCGCCCTTGCAACTGCCTCAGTCATTTTAGGCGGTACGCTCATGCCGATCATGTATTTGCCGATATTGTCTGTTCGTGCGTGGTAGTCGTCTGGGAAACTGCCGAGGCGCTTGAACTCACGGAATGTCAGGCGTCGACATTCAGACCAGTGGTAAAATCCAAAATGACTTGATGTAAGCGTCGCAGAAACTATTTGCCCGTTGAGTTTTGTTTCAGTAAAACGTGATCGCTTTCCAGTCACCCTGACAGAGCCTTCTGCGAGTAGCTCACCGGGCCGCGTTGCTTCCCATAGCCTTCCTGTCTGCGGAATGACCCCTAATCCAGATTCATCGCAACACAAATCCTCGCACGCTTCACCCGCTGAAATCCACCGATGTTGCGGCTTCAGTGCCAGCGGTTTCGCCTTGATGTCATCCCGAACAGCACAGAAGAAAACTCGCTCGCGCCGTTGCGGAACTCCGCAGTCTGCCGCATTCAGCAGGAACAACTGAACCCGATAGCCGATGTCCTTCAGTCGCTGCATCACCAACTTCGTGTAGCCTTTGGCGTTGCCGAGAATCATTCCCTTCACGTTCTCCGCGATCGCCACTCGCGGCCTAAGCTTCTCGACCAGATTCAGATAGTCGAAAAACAAGTCCGACAGCACCTGCGTCGCCTGCCCCTCTCGGAATTTCTTATTCTTGCCCCACGCCTTTTCCCGGCTTCCAGCCATGCTAAACGTCGAACACGGGGGCGAGCCGTCAAGAATGTCCAGATTGAAAAGTTCGTCCGGCAGTTTCGCCGTGATCAGGTCCGCAATCGGGCAAAGGTAATAAAGCGGCGGATTCAAATTCCGCTTGTAGTGCCAGGCCATTTCCGGATCGATGTCGTTTGCCGCCACGATTGTGCAGCCTGCCCGCTTGTAGCCCATCGACGAACCGCCACCGCACGCAAAGGTGCTCATCACTTTCAGGCCGTTCTGCGGAACGCCAGCAAGGTCTTTCAGTGACCACGCACAATCAGGCTTTTGGGGGATCAAATTCAAACTGACACCTCGGGCATTTACATTGCATTTCGAAACTGTTTGTGTTCACTTCTTCAGCGCTGCTTTCTGGTGGTTCCACTTCCCCAGCTTCAAACCCCAGCATCTTCGACAACTCATCCGGATCAAATCCAGTCAGCCCCAAATCAATATCATCTGCGTGCAGGTCCTGCAGTTCGTTCGCCAACATAGCCTCATCCCAACCGCTGTTCAGGGCAATCCGGTTGTCGGCCAGAATATACGCTCGTTTCTGGGCGTCGCTCAGGTGACTCAGGCGAATGCAGGGGACTGACTCCAGTTTCAGCAGGCTGGCCGCCATGACTCGCCCGTGGCCCGCAATGATGCCGTTCTGCCCGTCGATCAGAACCGGAGCATTGAAACCAAACTCCTGAATGCTCCCGGCAATCTGTGCCACCTGCGCGTCGCTGTGCGTCCGTGCATTGCGTGCGTAGGGAATCAGTTCGGCTGTCGCGATATGCTCCAGAACCGCAGCCTCAACCCCTGACCCCTTTTGTTTTTGCTTGTTCAAAAGGTACTCTGCCTTTTCAAAAATGCTCAAACACAAAAAAACAGGGATGCTGCTGCCCCGACCGGCTTAAAAATCCTTACAGGGGACCCGCCACATGCTTTTTCCCATTTTTGGGAATTCCCATTTCTGGGAAGCCATTTTGGCAGGCTCTGCCATTATGGCGAGATGTCATGGTTTGACCACCTTGACACGGACCACAGCCTGCTCGGTCCCCGCGGATGTCGTGAACGTGATTGTCACTGAAGTCGTGGAGTCTGCGGCAATATCACCAGCCGTGCCGCCTGCCATCGTCCAGCGTACTCCTGTCGATGCCTCGATTGTTATTGCATTTCCGTGTTGGTCATAGTCGCTGGTGTCTGCTGTGAGAATAGCCGTTGAGCTGATTGTCAGCCCTGCGTCCGCGCTCACGATGCTCGTCAGCCCTGTGATTGTTCGGCCGCGTATAGCCTCACCCAAATCGCAATAGTAAACCTTACTCTCGCCAGTGTAATGCAGCAACACATCGGACGTCGTACAACAACTCATGTGACCCTCTCAATCGTAGCCGTTCGGCTCCTGAATCCTGCTTGCATTGTACGTGCCCTGCAATCGGCTTGAAGCGTTCGGCTTCGGTATCCTGCCGCAACCCCTGCTGCTGGCTGATAGACTGGCGCAACGCCACTATTCGCCAAACCCCACGCCGCAAACGCCCTGCCCTGAAACACCCTGCCCCGCATCACATACCGGCCGCTACTCATGTCTCCTGCCCGTCTACCGTCAGCCGGTCAATGCCGCCCAAACATCGCCCAGCCAGCTTAATAAAACACAGCCCAAGCCACAGTCTCAGCCTGAACAGCCACAAATTGCGAACCTTCACCGACACCTCGAGTGTCGGCAACAAATTCAGTGCGTCAACGTCAGTTTGTGCCTTCATGTTTTCACCAACGTCTGTCCGCTGCGATTGCCTGAAGTGTCCAGCCCTGCAAAGTCGACCGTATACGTGTTCGCGCCAAGAATTATCGAGTATGTCTCAGCCGCCGTCTGCGCGTCCGAAATCGTGCCTGCCAACACCGCCAGAGTGTACCCTTGTCTGTCAAGTATCGTCGTCTGATTGGCCGATGTCGCTAGCCCTGCCTGGATCTCAGTCACCGCACTTGCTGCCAGTGCCGCCGATGTAACGGTATCAGCCTGCATCACTCCCACCGAAGCATCCATCCGCCCGGCCACCAGAGCAGCCGGCAGCCGGGACTGGATATCATCGAGGTCCGATTGTGCGGTGGTTTGGGCAGCCGCCGTCCCAATCGCCGTCTGCAACTCAGTGATATAGTCCGCCGCCGTCCCTGCTGCCGTCAACCAGCTTGCCGCAAACGCTGCCGAATCAATCACATTCGACTGAAACGCATGCACGTCCGCCGCAACATGCTGACTGCCTGTAATCGCGACCGTGTTTTGATTCTGGTTCGCACTTCGCACAACATGGCTGCCGTAACTGCCGTTGATTGTATGTGTTGCCATAATTTCATCCCAGACCGCATCAGCAATCGTGGCCGCTGTCGGTGGCGTAACTGTCAGGCTGTATCCGGTCTTGTCGTTGTTGGTGCCGACCGTCACCGCGCCCGTCACTGATCCCACGGCACCCGTGACACTTGCCACAGCTCCGCCTGCATAACTCGACACAGTCGCAGGAAACGTTGCTGCCAAAAATCCTGTCGGCTGCGTGTAGCTCGCCATTCTGCTTAAAATTGCTGCGTCAATTCTCGACAAACCAAACCCTGCCGCGTCCTGATAGTCCACCGCATCCAGTGAAATATAAACATTCACAGGGGCCATATTAGTGGCCCCCCTCAACTGAATCGCAACCTCATTCCCACCATCAAGTGCAGCGTCCGGAATGCCGATCTCATACCACCCCGGCATATTGGTGTTATCGACCGCAATGAATCCGCCGGATGTCCATGTGCCAAGTGTTGCTGTTGCAAGCGTTATCTGCACATCGTTACTCAAATCACCAGCAAAATAATATGCCACCAGTCCGCTGGAATTGTGAGCCAAACTGGCCAGCCCGCTGCCGTCAGTCTTGCTCGTGTCGCCGATGAAAATCAATCGTCTTACTGATGTCGACCCGCGTTTGATTTTCACTGGTCAGATCCTCCGCGTATGTTCACCGGCCTGTATGATGCACCGCCAGACGCCTTGACTGTGCCCGTGTCAATGATCTCCACAACATTGGCCCACCAGTCTGCTGACGATGCAATTGTCACGCTTGCCCCCGCGTAAGACGATACCGCCGAATTGGTGTCAGCCAGTGCAATTCTGCCGTTGGTCGCACCTGACAGCGTTGCACGATTCGTCATTGATGCTGGGGCTGTGTCAATGCCCGAGGTGTTTAAGTGCGTTGCCGCCAACCCCAAAACCCACCCAGTAGAAACAGCCATCGCGCTGCCAAGAGCCCCTACCGAATTGCTGTTTCCGCTTACTGCTTTCGCCGAATAACTGACGCTCGTACCTGTGCCTCGATTGTACACAGGACTGCCCAAATACAGATAATTCGCATCGTCTCGATACACAGCCGCCAGCAAATGCGTCCAGTTGGTCCATGTGCCAGATGTCTCTGCCGATGATGCTGCGATGCGACAACTTACAGCACATGTCAAAATAACAAACGACCCGTTTCGCTGACTAACGTACCGATACCCCCAGCCTGTCGGGATCGTACCCACAGAAGGGCTATTATATCGCATCGCCAGCATAACGATCAGATCGCCAGCCTGATGGCTCGGCAGTGTTACGCTGGTGGCCTCAGCAGATGTCGCAGCGATGAACGACACAGTCATGTCATCACCGCTGCCGCTGCCACTGCAGCCTTAACGCTTGCAAGTGTTCGCGACGGGTCGGCCGCCGCCGGTGCGATGGTTTCATTTTGCACCCTAGCAAGCCATGCGTCAGCTTCGCTGAGTCGCTCTGCGTCCGCTCGCTGTGCAGCATAGTCGGATACGGTAGTGTCTTTGTACGGCCTGCCGCCATCAAGAGCGTAGAATGAATCGACAAGCCCGGCTGCCGTTGGATTTAGTGAGGCAACCTGCTGCACCAATCCCCATACAACGACAGCGGACGAAACCTCGATTGTCTTCAGCGTCGTCAAACTGTCGCCCCAGATTGCAGCAAAAAACTGATCCAATGCAGACCGCTGTTCTGATGTTGCCGTCAGGTACGCTGTCGCCAATGTTCCGCCCATGCTGCCATCAGGTCTGCGATACCACAATCCTTGTTCACGACTCCACTGCCGGACTCTTTGCGGCTCAATTGGGCCACTAGTCAGGGCCTGCAGTAATGACACGATCTCCGCGTCAGTTCCGGCGAGGCCTAGCGATTGAGCTTTTTCGTATGCATTCATCAGTCATCAACCCTCACGCCAGAACTAATGCTAATCTGCTCAAGCCCGATGCCCATTGTGTTAAGCCCTGAACTGGCCCCGATTGCCCGCGAACGAACAGCAGCGTTATAGGTCGCGTTCTGAGTGTCGGTCCCAATGCCCTGCAAATTCACGCCATGCTGGCATTGAAAGTATGCGTCCTGACATTCCCCGAGTCTCTTCATTGCCGTCCTGCAGTCGCGCATCGCTCCCCGCAGTGCGTCCTGCTGGAGCTGGCATTTGTCCGGAATAGTTGGCGGTTCCATTACTGTACCGCTCAACTGTGACTGCGTAGCCGTCGCCGCAATCGGCTCGTTCGACGCTCGTAAGATAGACTCGTCCACTGACATTTTCTCCCTGACTTTTTGCTGCTAAAATTGTGTTACAGACCTGCACCGAGTGATATCCGTACGCTGATAAAATGCCCGGCGATAACGCCAGCAGCAATCGACTCAGCACCTTGCCGTAGTCGCACCACCGATACGCGTGAAATATACCGGCACCTGCCGCAAAGCATAGCCACGAAACAACCAAAGCCCGGTAAAATTCTGTGCTCAGTTCCATACGAGACTCACTCCGTAGCAAGTCGCCACGATCAATAATGCTGCCGATGCTGAATACACAATCCAACGCAGATCCGGTCCAATGTGTGCGAGCAGCGTCTGCGCGGTTTCTTTATCAACCGACCCCTCAAAGCCGGGCAGATTGATTTCGATTCCGTCGTCTTTTTTGTCGTGCTCGTCACCCATCGCCACCCGTCCGGCTGGATTCCTTTACTTGTTTTCACCACTATGCTAATCACCAGAGGCTCCAGACGCAACACAATCCGACACGATGCCGCTCAGCGTCCCCCGCGCGTACCCTGTCCGCGTGACCTGTTTCCCGCTCGAATCGACCCACCGAAAAGCCGGAATCTGTCCTGAAAATTTCACGAATCGAATCTCCACTGGCAATTCTCCGGCCATCGCCAGATCCGCTTTCAGCACTCGACACGGCGCACACCATTCCTCAGTATGAATTTCCAACACCGGCTTTGCCGCCGCTGCCTTTGGTGCAGCTTTCGCCTCCAGATCGCTGACACGGGATTCCAACGCTGCCACCCTCGCAAGTAGTGTGACTGCGTCCGCAACGGTCGAAGGCGACTCGTCCGCAATTCCAGCCAACGACAACGCCACGCAAGATGCCATAAAAATCAATAGCGTTCGCATCAGAAGTATCCTCCACCTTGTGTGATTCTGTCATACCGTTCCACCATTCGATCCGGTGCCAGCAAAAAGCCCCCGAACGGCTCGCATTGCGTTTTTTGCAATGCGTCATAACAACGCCGACTCATCAGGTAGTAGCCATCGCCGTGAGAATTCCAGACAGCCAGATACCACTGGTTATCGTGCTCTTCAGCCCAGATGATTTCGGTCGCATGTCCACCGCCAGACCGAGGTTCCGAATCCATGCACCTCCGCCCGTCGACCTGCTTCCACGACACACCCCAAAAGGTGCCAATATGAATTGACGAACCTGCAGCAACAGCCGCCAGTGCTCCGTCCCAATCCGGCATTGGCCCCGACTCTGTGACGTGGGCCGCTTCAATCTTCAGCCCGCTGCAATGTCTGCGAAACTCTGTTGCACTCCGGCACCACCGAGAGTACGGCCATGCGGATTCAATCGGAATTCCCGCAGCCAATCCCAGCTTCAAAACGCCGTCGACCAGCAACCGCACACCGCTGTGAATTGACGTGCCCTGATCCTTTCCGACCTGCCCTTCGCTCATCAGGAATTCACTGGCCTGATAGGCGTACGTCTCCGACAATGTCGGCATGACCTGACGCCCCGAACAGTACCACGTGCGGTATTCCTCGCCGTTCGCCGTCGCGTTCCCCTGGCAATCGTTTCGCGATTGCCGTTCCACCTGCATCACCCGAAGCGGACTGTTTTTCGGATCGCGAAGCACGTCCAGATAACCGCTGAAGTCAGACGCCCTGACCACAGGCACCGACATTGTTTCTGTAACTGCTATCCGCTCTGCGTCAGAAGGCCTGAACAATCCGCTATTTCCTGGCATTGGTGTATCTCCTGATCCATGCAGCCTGCTTTTGTGCAGTCCATCCGTCACCACCAAACGCCACAGACTCAGCCCGAAGCAATGGCAGAAAAGAATCCTTTCTTGCCTGCAGATTCGCCGCACCGAACCACTCGGCCGCCATCGCTTCGGACGTGATTTCCCCGCGTTCCAATCTGTCCGCTAAGTCCCCCTGTGCCGCTCGCCACGCCCGCTCGTACGCCAGAAAAGCCACAGCCACATCATCGGCTGGAATGTCCGGATTCGGCTGTATCGGATCAGTCTGCTGAACTGACCGAACCGTCAGCCCTCGCCGCCGCATTTCTGACAGATCCTGACTGCCCGCCGGTAAGATTATCAACTCAACAGAACCTGCTGCCAGTCCTCGCAAGACATAGCCGTTTGCCCTCGTGACTTGCCGTTCTTCCAGCCCTTTGCCGCCAGCGAATTTCGAGAAGATAACTGACCCTGATTTCGCCGGAGTGACCTGCACGACTCCCGGAGGCGAGGGAATGATATGCAAGGCAACATCCGACGAAATCAGGTAGAGTTCATCGGTCGCGAATTCCTCGACCTCAGGCGGTTGTGGGGCTTCCTCGATCTCTTCCCGAGGCGGTCGCATACCTTCCGGGAAGTCGATAGTCGGCGGTTGAAACAGACAGCACAACAGCAGCAGAATCTGCATCACAATCACTCCTTGCAGGCTGCCACAATCGCAGACGCCTTAGCCGCTGGCAATGTCATAAACGTTCCGATGCCATGATCGACGATTCGCAGAGCCGCTGGCGTGTCAATTTGGTATCGCCCGACGTCTGCAGGCAGTCCGGTCTTCTTCGCTTTCCGGCGTTCCTCTCCCCGCAGTCGTCGACATTCGGCCAGAATCTTCGACGCCCCCGCGTTCCGCTGTTTTACTGCTAACTTCGCGTCTGAGTTGTGATCAGACACTGACTGCTGCACTTCCTGATCGTTGTCAATTCCACGGCATTTTTTCAGGAAATTGATCAGCATTGGCCCGAGTGTACTAATCAGCGAAAGGATCGTTATCGGATCAAATTGGACCGTCTGACCCTCGTCGCCTTCGCAGACCATCGCCCCGGTTTTGTTCGCCACGGTTTTGAAGAAATCGTCTACCAGCTTATTTGCCACGCCTGCACCTCCAAACCCAAATCCCGTAAACCCTGACCGCCGACCACATGGCCAGCCGTCGATATTTGCCTACACCAGCCTCACGCAACAGCCGCAAAAAAATCGCGTCCATGATTGTCCTGTCTTCGATACACGTTGCCTCGTTGCATCCGATGTCATGCCAGAGACTGGCCCAGCGATATTCAGGCGAAAGAGGATGCCCGAAAATCCACTGTGACCACCACGGGATTGACGCGCCGTCCCATGAAAAATCGGCCCGAAGGCTATGCCCAACATAGGTGCCGCCCAACCACATATTGATTTCGATCGGCCTCAGCAGCGTCAATCGCTGGCCGTCGCTGCAGACTGGAAGATCGTTGCCGTTTGTGATTGTGCTCACTGGCCCGCATCCCGCTTTGATTTTGCGTACAGCTTTTCAAGCTGTCCTTTCAAAAAATCCTCAATCATCCCCTGAATAAAATTCTCCAGTGTCTCAACAGCCGACTCCCGTCGCGTGTAGCCCTCGCTCGTGTAGAGCCTCTCGCCGTTGACGTGCTTGATCGAAGTGTACCACTGTCCGTCTTCGCCCTCAAAATACTCAACTCGGTACTTCATCGCTGTCGCCTTTTCGATTTGTGTTTTGTGTGTGAAAAAACAGGGGGCAGGGTTTTCCGGACACAACCCCGAAAAGCTCCCTGCCAAGCTCGACCCTCGCGAGGGACCGCACGGGGGAACCAGGCTCCCTGTCGCGTGAATCATACCACGCATTTTTTTTCCGGCTACCTCAGATCGCTGACCCCAAAAAGATACTTCCCGCACGCACACGTGAAAGAGAATCCTGCCCAAAACAGCCCAAAAGGAAGCGAAGCAGGGGGGGTATATGGAAATAAGGAAAAATCTCTCTTTTTTATATGTATTACCAGTCTTTTTACTCGAAAAGATAATTCCCTGCCCCTCGGGAATTATCTGGAATTATGTGGAATTATCTCCCGGACCCCCGAAATAGCTCCGGGAAATTTCCAGGCTGATTCCCCGATAATTCCGGCCCGAAAATCACTCAGAATTTTCCAGACTCATCCACAACGTGACCGGCTTTGTCGCTGCCTCGCTGACCTGAGATGTCACCAATTCGCTCGCCAAGAGCGTCTGTAAAACCTCCTGCCGCTGTTTTGGTGTCAGCTTGCGTGTCCTCCGCGTGATTTCTGTCATCGTCCACCAGCCCCCAGGCCGCTCCAGAAGCAGCGAACGCACCTGGTTGACCTGTCGCTCGAAGTCGCTGCCGCTGACGTGCCTATCGGCCGCCTGAAGCATCCTGCGCGTTAGCCAGTTGTTGAGGCGGATTGCCCGGTCCGCATCCTCAAGCTGGATCGTCGGCCAATCCTCGCCCTCGGCCCGCGAACAGGCAAACAGCAGGGCCAGCTTGTTTGTTTTCTCGGCCGCCCGTGACCAGATCGCCGACCGGATTGGTGACTCGCTCATCCGCCGTTTGCTGATGTCAATTGTGTGCTGATGCAGCCGCTTGTGGGCAGACTCGTCCCTGTCCACCCTCCGGGGATGCGCTCCCCCGGTTGCACCTGCCAGATTACCCGCGTGCGTTTTTAGGTCCAGCCACCACCGTGCCCTCTCGATGATCGCTTCTGGAATCTCATTCTCCGACGGCTCCTGATAATCCACGTATTTTCGCGACTCGAAAACCAGACACCTTCCGATCAATCCGCCTTTGAGATTGTCTTCGGTTAAACTCTCCCAGAAGCCCTCAGGTACGCTTGTACCGTACACCACAGCGTGCGGGTACAATAGCCGCTTAACCTTATTCCGATCCCCGTAGGCATCCGAAATCCATTCGCTATCGGCAGAGGAAAACAACTGCATCAGGACCGCCGAAATCTGCACCAGATGCGGACTGCCCCGGTCCTGCATTGCCATTACAAGGTGGCCAATTTCATCCAATTGGAACAGCGTCAGCCACTGTTCCGCCATCGTCGATATGATCCCGGCATGACTGCCGATTCGCTCCGGCCCCACCACCTCATTGTGACCGGCTCCCCGAATGATATTGCGGTTTAGCTTTCGCGAATGATCCTTGCCGCCTCCAGACGGTGCCAAGCCGATCACAAATAGATTTGTTCGCGTGCGAACCTTGTCGACCACCTTACCGCCGGTCAGCGTCGACATCAGCGACAACGCCCCAGCCAGTGCCAGCTCCGGCAGCGGGTAGTGTGCCGTGCTCAGGTTGTGACTCATCACATCGCCAATAAGCCCGGGAATGTGTGTCAGTTCTTCGGGAAGTTTTGCGTCGTTGGCTGTCGTCTGGATTTGTGCCACTGGCTTCGGGGTAATAATGCCAGACAGATCCACCCCACTCAGATCCACATCGGGAAACGCTGTCGGCAGTTTGGCCGCTCGTGCCGTGCCGTTTTTCCGTCCGTTGACGGTTGCTTCCTGCAGTTCCGAATCTCTGAGTGGCGGAGTGTTCCGCATGTTCCACCCGCGCAACAGATCCAGCACCTGTTCATCGCTGAGACGGTTGCCGATGTTGTCAGTAAAGGCATGCAGATTGCCAGACAATCGAAACGCCGCGTTCCGCAGATTGCCCTTTGTCTCGCCTGGTATTGTGTCCGCGTAAGCCTGTGCCCGTGTCAGGATGTCGCCGGACACCAGCCCAGACGCCACAGCCCTTGGCGGTACTACAGTCTGCTGTGTCGGTGTCAGGTACTCACCGCAGATCGCATCAATAGCCGTCTGGCCGTCGCCAATCGACTCGAAGCCTGTGACCACCTCGCCGGTTATCGCCCAAAATCTCGCGTGGTCATAGCATTCCAACTGCTGCTTATCATCGCCGAATTTTCGGACACAGGTTGCCCCGGCTGGCTTGCGTGCCTGCGTCAAAAATTTTATCCCCTGTCCGCTCGGCGAATACTCACCGTAAGCCACGCCTCGCAATTGTTCGGCGATAGGTTTTGCCCAGTCCCGCAGACGTCCCTGATCGTCAAGGCAGTTGTCCAGATCAATGCCGGTAAACGGATCTTCGATTCCAATTGCAATCCGCTGATGTTGTGCGACTGAATCGAAGTCTGTCCAAGTGTTCGCGTCGTTCGACTTTGCCCAGGTCTGACCGTCAGCCTGAAGCGGGATTTTTGTCCCGTTGTGCATCCCCCACCGCATCCACCGGCGATAGGATTTCAGCTCGTCGGGAACTCGTCTGTAGTAGTCGATCATGATTCAAAACCCAATAAAAAAACCCGCCCTGCCGGGTCGAAGTCCGGCAAGACGGGTTAAGATCCGGCGGTAGTATCCGCCGAAATTGTGTCATGTTTTCGCCGCTCGCTTCGACTCGTGCGACGTCAACCTGTGTCAGATGTCAAGCGTTGCTGGACGGCTCAAACCCCACACATGCCCTCACAATCCATGTCCGCCCAGCTCATTTTTCGCTGTCTGTCTGGAGGATCTGGCCTTAACTGCACAAGCTCAAGCGGCGTGCATGACTTGTGCAAATACTGCTGCGCTATCATGCCTATCATGCCTCTCGTGCAAGCACTTGAGGGATCTCGAATCGCATTATCAATCTCAACAGCTCTTGCCCAGCCTTGCGGGTCGCTGTCTCGCAACGCAATCCATTCCGAATCTCGCTTGTATGGACAAAACACACACGCTGACCGAGACACTGCATAGCCGGGTAATCGCTTAGCCAAATAAGCCACGCAATCTTCCCGCGTCATCATGTCGTCAAAAAGTGGAAATTCTGGGATCCATCGTGGTTTTGCGTTTGCGCGTACTCGATCAACCCTGCGCGGCTCATCATACGACAAACCGAATAACTGCGTGATAGTCACTCCTTTCGGTATCGGGTTGCCTTTTGGCACCCCGATCCGTTGTCTTAGAAACTGCTCAATCGGCAGAATCTTATATTCAGACGTGCATTGCCTGCGCCCAATTGACGACCGCTCCCCGTCGATAGATAAATGTGCAGGAATACTGACAAATCGCTGTCCGGTAGAATTCACACCGTTCACCAAATTATCTCCGAGATTACCTCGGCTGACTGTGTGAATCTCCGGGCCGCCAAGTGTTTTTAGTAACTCCAGATGCTCATATACCGCCCGGGGCTCGTCGCCGACGTCTGCAAAAACTGCAAAGTCAACTGAAGGCAAATCGCCGTCCATAATCATCAAAAACAAAGCTGTACTCTGCACACCTGCGCCCAAATTCAAGACCCGTAATGACTGCATCTCCAAACTCCTTTCCCCGATTTCAGATGTCAAGTGTTGCTTTACAACTCAGCACAAAGCTCACATCGCCCGGCAATTGAATCGTATGCTTTCCCGGTCCAGCATCCCGCTGGCTGCACTCCACTGTCGCCGCACCGCTCGCAAATGTATCGGCGTTGCTCTGTCGACCCTCGCCGAAACTCGCCAAGATCCCACTCAATCCAACCGCCCTCTTTCGCAGCAAGTTCTTCCGCCGCTTTTTGGCACTCCGGGTGCATCGTGATCCGCGCCGAATCACCATACGCAGCCCACATATACGACACATAAGGCTGCCCGATCTCGATCATCTCCCCGCACCATTCACACTTCCGCCGCTTGCGGGATGCCTTGACGGTCTGGTGATGAAATGCCCTCACGGCGAACTCTCCGGATTTGCCGGACTGTTGCCCGTCAGGATCTTGGCAACGTCGGTAAGATCGCGAGCAAATACGCAAAGGACGTCGCCTTCAATCGTCAGCCCGAACACTGTCGCCCGCTCCGCCCGAATTATCGCCGCATCAATTCGCTTCCGCAGCGCATCTCGCTCGCATAGCGAGTTACGATACACGACACCGTTACTCAACACCTGCCACGTTCCGCATTGCCCGAAAATCATACCGTCTTTGATATCCGCAGCAGCACCGCAATATTTACATTTCATTGGCTCGCTCATCGCTGCCCCTCCTCAGCCTCAACAGCCGCACACACAATCGGACACACTTGCCGCAATCGCTCCCAACACAGATCCGCAATCTCGCGATGTTCTTTTTGCGTCTCTTCAGCCTGCCTGACTTCGCAGTAGTGAATCCAACTCCTGACAGAGCCAGTCATGATCAGGACAGACTGCGTCAGGCCCTCAGGCAGGACCACCCTCGCGCATTCTTTCGCTATGCCGTTCTGGATCGCCCAGAGATAGGCTTCTGCTGCTGCCCTCAGGACGTCATCTTGATAGACCTCCCATGACTCTTGCAATCCATCGTCAGTACACTCGATTGACGCCTGCCGATTTTTCGGATCTTGTAACCGTGCTTCGCGCGGGCTGAAATCGCTCAGATTCACCGCCGCATACCGCTGCGAAAACTCCTGAAACCGACAAGATTGATGCCGCAGAACCTGTCGGCTGATGTCACGCGGTGCCTTAATTTCCATCGAAATGCTGACCTGCTCAAACACTGACCAGTGTTTTTTTCGAATACAATATCTCAGCAGTCCCTCGCCCGTGTCATGATTACTCTGATTTCCGGGATTGCTGACGCGTGCCGCCCAAACCATGTACTCTTCTGGGCTGGTACAGTTGTCCGTTTGTTCGCCCACCGGGACCGTGTACGCTGTGATCTTAACACTGTTCATGCTGTCACCGCCTCTCTCTGTTTTCGTGCCCGTGTCTCCTGTGCCCGTTGTGCCGCTTGTTGCTCTCTCGACGGCTCCCGCAGCCGTGTAATTATCATGCCTTCCATGCCATCGCGCCCGCAGAATGCAGGCTCAATCCGGAACCACCTTGCGTTATCTGGATGTCGTTTTCGCCAAATGTTCAACTGCACGGAAGCGTACTTCCGGCTGCTCGTAATAATGTAGCGAGTATCACCGACTCGCATTGTAAGATAGATGTCTTGCCAGTTGTTTGTTTTCACGTGAATCCCCCTTGTGTTATTCAAAAGATACTGCATCATCAGCCATCAAGTCAAATAAAGTCGGTGCCGTCAACTCACGTTCCGCACGCTCGCAGAATGACACACCGAATTTCCAATAGTCCGGATTCAGTTCAATGCCCCATCCTTTACGCTTCATCTTAATCGCAACATACGGCGTTGAGTGAACGCCGCCGAACGGATCGAGAATCACGTCGCCGGGATTGCTGTATCGCTCGATCAGTCTTTCAATCACGTCAAGTTGCAATGGGCAGACGTGGTTCTCTGTCGTCTTCCGGCTGAGTTCCGTGTTCAGCGTTTTGATTCGAACGATGTCAGTCCAGATGTCTGGATTAGTGCTTACCGGAGCGAACAGCATCATCGACGCTGGAAGGTGTCCATGCTGTTCAACAGCCTCGGTGAACGCAACGTGGTCATGGTAGTTGTAATTGTTTTCCTTCGCATATCTCCTCCACCAGTGATAGATATCCGACGTGCCCATGCCAGCCAGCATCTTCGGCTGAACCAACTCATTGCCGTCACTACGCCAGATCCCGCTCGCGTGAATCTGCCACCGGCTTCGGCTGTACTCCGCTTTGTCTTTGGTCACAGGATCAGGACCGGAAGCGGTCTGATTCGGTGACATGCTCGGTTCCCATTTGCGAAACAGCAGAACAAACTCGGTCGACCCACATCCCATCTTCGTGCTGTCCTTGCCGTTCTCGGTGTGGCCCAGCCGATAGGTCTGCGCGTTCTCCCGGACCACATCGGTGTCAATCACAATGCGGCCCATGTAGACAAAACCACCCTTGCGAAATGCCGCGACAGTCTTATCTGAAAACTCATTCACGCTGTACATCGCATGACCTGTCATCGTGCCGTACTGGATGCGATCCTTTGTGTGAATACAGGCGACTCGCCCCGGCTTCAAAACTCGGTACAACTGCGGAACCAGAAAATCAAACTGCTTAAAGAATCCATCATCGCCCTGATTGTGCCCAAAGTCGTTGTAGCTCGGTGAATATTCGTAATGATCGGAAAACGGAATACTGGTAACAATTTCATCAACGCAATCATCAGGCCATGATGTCAGTTCTGAAACACAATCATTATTGATTGCCCTGTAAGTCTGACCGCTGACCTCGTGTCGCGGCACTCCCATACCTCGCTCGAATTTCATTTTCAACGCCTCGCCTGAAAGTCCATGTTCCCGAATAATTGAACGCATGTGCGTGGCCAGCTCGTCATGCCGTCGCCATTTTTGCTCCATAATCATCTTCGTGTCATACTGTGTATCAGCGTACACAATATGGATTTCCACCGTCTTCCGTTGCATGAACCTATGGATGCGGTGAACTGCCTGGATGAAATCGTTGAATTTGTCCGTTGGCCCAATAAAAATAGCCTTATTGCAATGCCTCTGGAAATTACAACCGCTGCCCAACAACTGCGGTTTGCTGCTCAGAATCTGCAATCGGCCATCGGCGAAATCTCCGACGATTTCTTCACGCACTTCCAGTTCCTGCGTTCCGAACACAGCCCGTGAATCGGGAAAAGCTTTTTGGATTTCATGCCGCTCAGATTCCAGATAGTGCCAGATAATCCAATGATCATCTGGCGACTGCTCCACAATCTGAACAGCTTTCGCGATGCGTGTGTCAGCGGTCTTTCGTCGCTGCTTACTGACGTGCTTAATCCCGCCGCCCGGCTTCTCGAACAGCAAAGGTTGACCAAAGCTGTCGACAAACGCTCCCGGCTTTCCCTGATCGCCTTCGACCTCGTGCCAGTGGACCTGCATTTCCGGCATATCATAGCCAGCATCATCGTACCCCAGATCGCTCGGAGAATTAACGAAGACAGCCCACGATGCCACCCACAACCAAAACCGCTGTTCTTCGTGCGGGTACAGTTGCAGGTTCCCGGCTTTTTTACTGTCCCGCTGGAAGAATCGCGTCATCGCCTGCCCTCGATCCATTACGCCAAGAAAGTCGGCATAGTTAATCAGTTCGATGAACTCATTCGGCGAAGGTGTGGCCGTCGCAACAAAGCGATACGGCACTTTGCGAAACAGCATAGCAAACTGCTGTGTTGTTTTCGTGCCGTAAGATCGAAGGCAGCTCGCTTCGTCCAACGTCGCCCCAGCGAACTGTTTCGGGTCGATGTCGCCATCTCTTACACGCTCGTAATTTGTTATGATAAATGGTGTGTCAGTCGCTGCAACCTCCGCATCTGTCCGGCAGTATTTGACTACCATCCCCATGCGTGGCCCGTCGTTACGGGTGAATTCCTGTCGCACTCCCAGCGGTGCGATGATTAGCACCTTCCCGCCAGTGTGCTCGTGAATCCACTTGCAAATCTGCAACTGCTGCACTGTCTTGCCCAAGCCAAACGACTCAAACAACGCCGCTCGGCCTTTCCGGATTGCCCATTGCACGCAGTCGACCTGATGCGGCAAAAACCAGTCAGGACAATCTGACTCCGGCACAAATCCATCCATTACCACAGGCGGCATTTTAGACCGCAAGAAATCCTGATAATCCACAGCGCCCCCCCCCCCTCTCAGTGTGTGTAACCAAAAACCCGCCGCCAAAATATCCCAGCCCCAACAATAGCCGCCACAATCAACGCCGGAACCACAGACGGCTCTGGCACATAGGTGCCGCGAGCGCTGCCG